CTGTGCGCCAGTAGCACCCTCCATGTGGAACTTAGTCTGGTAGTCGTAGGGCGTGTACTGCTTGATCCTGGTTGTCACCTGTCGATGCTCTTTCTCGCGCAGAAGCTCTAGGACAGCTGATTTATCCACCGATTTTAACTACATTGCTCAGCAAGGCTATCTGTGCATCTAGCTCGTCGTCAGACAACTCATTGACTTCTTTAACCGTAGTTTCCTGCTTGTGGACTGCATCGTAACCTGCCCTAGACAAGATGTCCCTTGCAGCGTTGAGCCTGACGTTCTCTGAGTCAGCTTCGCGCATCAGCTTCTCTAGGACAGCTACGGCCAAGGTAGCAGTCTCACTGACCTTCTCCTTGATGCGCTTTTCAATGTGGAGCCAAAGGTGACGCTGGAGCCGCTTGGAGCGGTTCTTTGCCAAGCTTTTTCCTTGGTTGCAGGTATACCCAGAAGCATAGAAAGCCTCCAGAGGCTCAAGGTGGTTGTCTACCAGCTCTATGACAAAGCTAGCTTCTTTCTCAGTTAGCGCTTTGTCTATAGGTTTAGGCTCTTCATAGCTAGCAAACTTGGCAGACAATGTAAACCTCCTAGGTTGTACTGTCATTATATCAAACTTTACTTGGTGTGTCAATGGTGAACATTGTAGATATTTGAATATCCCCCCCTGAATGAACGTATTGAACATATAGTAACACGCACCCCCATGGGGGGTCACCCTTGTTCTCGTTTTGTTCCTGTTCACGGTTTGTTCTTGGTTTGTTCCAAGGTTGAAGAACAAAACGTGAACAAAGGTGGAACAATGGTGTTCACGGTTTGTTCCTCGATTGCGTGTAGACACACAGGGTAATGCGTGTACCTACACTGGCACAATGCGTGTACATGCATACAATATTGTGTGCATCTACACATTGTTTCAGGGTTGTTGCATATTGGAATAATTCCAGAGAGAGGGAGAGGGTGCGAGTTGAACATAGTCTCAATTGATATCATTATAGAATTCACGTGATATGTGTGGTAAATATGTCACACTGTGTCCAGGTTGTCACACTGTGTCTATAACGTACACAGAGCGTCACAGGTGAGCACAAGGTTGTTTAGGCTGTACGGGTAGCCTAGACATGCTCGATGGCACCTTGGCGACGCTCCTAGGCTATGCAGCAGGTGCATGGCTGGTATGTTAACTTAGCAGGTCTCATGGTTGATTATATGTGTTTTAGTGTGGACAGCTTAATAGAATGGAAGGGGACTACCAGATGACCGACAAATTTTTCCAGTTCGACACTACGCCGGAAATTGTGCGCGAGACTGATAGGGCCGTTCTCTACCGTGTACGTACGGGCGTAAATGGAAATTCATACACGCATCGCGATGTATGGTTTCCGCGTAGCCAGATTACAGAGGTTGCACAACCGCCGTATCATTCTACGGTACGCATCCCGATGTGGCTCGCTCGCAAAAATAATATTCGTTAACTGGAAGGTATGACCATGAAAGTTAAAGACGCGATCCAATATGGCAAGATATCCACGGGTAACTCTAAGATGCCGGGGACGACATACGCGATAGACGCATTTGCTTGCATCACTGGTTCAAAATTGGCCAAGATTGAGGGCACGCCTTGTCACTCGTGCTACGCTCGCAAGCTTCAAAAGCTTCGCCCTAGCGTAGATCAAGGCTGGAAGGCTAACCTTGCCAAATGGGAAGCAAGCGATCCCAAGGCGTGGATTGCCAGCATGGTGTTTCAAATTGCACGCTATAACACCGACGGCTATCACCGTTGGTTTGACAGTGGCGATCTACAATCGCTGGACATGCTGGACGCTATCGTAGAGGTCGCACGCATGACGCCAAGTGTTCGCCATTGGCTCCCTACGCAAGAACGCAAGTTAGTTTCCGATTGGCAAAAGCTCGGGAACACTTTGCCGGATAATCTCAACGTTCGCGTATCTGCCGCCAAGCTCGACGGGGACAAACCCAAGGGCATAAACGGTTCGCAAGTCTACACCAAAGGGCAAGCGCCCAAGGGCCATCCATGCCCCGCACGTACACAGGGCAACAATTGCGGCGAATGTCGCGCTTGCTGGTCCCATGCTGTGCCCTTAGTTAGCTATCCCAAGCACTAGGTTGCAACCTTGCACAAGGCGGCATATTGTCGCCTTGTTCGATGTTATAACCTAAGAGGATGAGACAATGACACGCAAAGAGATAGAGCGGAAACTTCTGGCGCTCCGGATCGACATAGCCGGAGATAGTACAAACGAAGAATTTTTAGCAATGTGCGAGCGCTTCGACGAATTGGACCAAATGCTTCAAGACTTAGGGGATAAATAAAATGAAGATTTTAGTAGCCTGTGAATATAGCGGGCGCGTCAGAGACGCATTCGCCCACATGGGGCATGACGCGACCAGTTGCGACATGCTGCCCACAGATGCGCCCGGAAAGCACTACCAAGGCGATGTTACGGACATCTTAGGCGATGGTTGGGACATGATGATCGCTTTCCCACCTTGCACACATCTTGCCGTTAGTGGTGCTAGGTGGTTCAAAGAGAAGCGGGCAGACGGCAGACAACAGGCGGCATTGGATTTTGTCCGGTTATTGATGGACGCGCCAATAGACAAGATCGCAATCGAGAACCCCGTTAGCATTATTAGCTCACACATCCGCAAACCGGATCAGACAATCCAACCATGGCAACATGGGCATGGTGAGACAAAGCGCACATGTCTGTGGCTAAAGGGCTTGCCCCTGTTGACCCCTACGGACATCGTAGAGGGACGCGAGCAGCGCATCTGGAAGATGCCACCAAGCCCCGACCGCTGGAAGCTTCGGTCCCAGACATTCCAAGGCATCGCAGACGCTATGGCGGGGCAATGGTCATGAACTGCAACCGTTGCCACAATGGACCAATTGAGTTTATCTACCGCATCAATTGGACAGACCATCACTATTGCCCACAATGTAACCTAGAACACATGGTGGACATAAGACTACAATCGGAACTAATTGACAGTAACCAGAAGCAAGTAGAAAGGCTTGGAGAATGAACAGACAACAGACAGAGAAGTTAACCGACGAAGAATTGTCCTATGCTTTGCAGGATATCAACAATACTGCCCGTTTACACGATCATGGTACAATTTATTATGATAAACTGTTGTCTGACTATGATCTAATCATCGAGGAGATGGGACACCGCTGCGCCATTGAGTACCAAAAGAGGTACCCAGACGAATAAATATTTATTTTTCCGTACCCCTTGTAATTCAAAATTGACACACTATATTACTCTATAGAGTACTCTACTGAGTCACTTTAAAAGGGTATCCAACAATACGATACAATATTGTACCAAATGAGAGGACGAAAATGGATAACAGTTTGCTAGAGCTATCGACCACGTATGTCAGCCTGACGGCAGATGACATTGCCAAGATTGCCGCCGACACGCATCAGATTGCCTGTTTCGTCGGTGGTCATGCGGTCATGGAGGAGATCACAAGTGTACACGATGAGGATTAACACCAGTGCCCAAGATCGCGACGACGCGTATTCGTTTGCAGTGTCTGAAATAGGTCTGTCAGAGCTGGACAAACACAGCATCGCTAATTTGGTTTTTGATCACGACGCGATGATAAAGGCATTGGACCAGCTCGGCGTAATTGTTGAAATGAAACCAGAGGAAACAAAATGACACAGAAAGCTAACATCTTGGAACATCTTGAAACAGGTCGTTCACTCAGCCCATTGAAGGCCTTGGGTCTATACGGCTGCTACCGATTGGCAAGCCGAATCAATGACCTGCGGAAAGAGGGTCACAACATTGAGACAATGATACAGACGGACGGTACTGGTCGCAACTACGCGCAGTATCGCTTGGTCGCATAGCGTGCGCTGCGCGATCTGTGACGCGCCATTGTCTCCCACTCAGCCGCTGGAGAATGATCTCTGCGGCGAGTGCGGGCACGTGGTGCGGCGCACCTTGGGACAAACAGACCCAATTGAGACATTGTTGAAAGAAGATGAATGAACTTGTTTGCACAATTGCTTGCTATTTTTATAGGACGTGCCATACTCATAGAACAGAAATTGAAAGGTGAGAAATGATGATGTACCCGTGGGGCTACGACGAAAGCCTAACCGCTGAAGATTTTATTAAACGGCTTGCACCACTGATCGACGGTCCTGTGCGTACTATGTACGAATGCGACGGAGACATGTGGTTGTCTGACTATTCCAAGCTGACTGAGGCAAACGCCCGGATCTCTAGGGTCTTGGAAGAAATTAAAAAGAGAGAAATTAACGCAACTGAAGAGGTTTAAGCATATGAAGAAATATATTATCTCTGCCATCGCAGCCGTTGGTTTAACGGCCACAGCAGCAGTCGCCACCAGTAGCCAAGATTGCGGCTACAACCCGGATGGTACCTTCAACACTGGCAATGGGCAGGTGTCTATGTACGGCTCATGGCAGGATGCCAAGGCATGTGCAAAGCAGGGTCTGCTTCCTGCCGTAGTCGCTGAACGTCTGGGCAAGTATGGAACTACCCGGCAGAAAATAGAGGCGGATGCCCTGCGGGCGCAAGATGCCACGGTGAGAAAAGAAAGGGCGGACGCTGCCAAAGCTGCTTCTGGGGGTGCATAAATGAAACGTGATGAAATCCTGGTTACGGCAGGTCAGCTGATCAACGGCGACCGTGCCAAGGACTATGGCGATGCGTACCTGAACCATATGCGTATTGCCGATTTCTGGAATAACTATCTGGATCACGATAGTAAAATTAAACCCACCGACGTGGCTGTTATGATGATGCTGGTCAAAATTGCGCGAGTGATGCAAAGCTACACGGACGATAGCTTTGTTGATATGTGTGGGTACGCTGCATTAGCAGGGGAGATGTCGGGTGCTGACACTAAGCGTCCTGACTACGGCTGATGTTCTAAAAATCACAGCTGTGGCACTGTGCTTGTTTTTATTTTTATACTATCTCAGGAAAGGTTAACGATGGACAGTAAGATTGAAAGAGATTATTTTGACCAGCTATACAAAGAGGGTTTGTCACCCAGCGTCACGCAGTTCTTCTACGAGATGAGCCGCGTCAATCAGAGAAGTTTGTCATATTTTATGATAATGGCTCTTGAAGAATTGAACATGTACTTAGAGCAGCCAGTTGCTTTTGGCGTTGAACTGGACGAAGACGAGGAGACACAGCACTGATGGATCAAATTGAATCCATAGCTATCAAGACGCATCAACCGTGTCAAAGCTGCGGCAGTAGTGATGCCCTGAGCATATACGACGATGGGCATACTTACTGTTTCAGCTGCGAAGAGACACTCAGAGAGGTCAGCGAGATCGAACATCTGGATAACTACCGCAAACCGCAACCTGATACCCCGTGGTCTGATCGCAGGATCAGCAAGGCGGTGTCTGATTTCTACGATGTAACGGTGAGCGATGTGGCAGTGATGTTCCCATACCACAGCCCGGACGGTATGAGAGCAGCGGAGAAGACCAGGCGAGCGGGTAAGATATTTTCAACGAGTGGGGACTTTAAAAATTGTACGCTGTTTGGGACGCACACACTGAGTAAAGCGCTGGGGACTAGTTCCAGCACATTAATCGTCACGGAAGGCGAGGCGGACGCTATGGCAGCGTTCCAGATGGCTAACTCTATCCAGCCCGCTGCCAATGAGATCAGCAAACGGGGTAACAGCATAGTACACGCCCTGAGCTTGAAGAGCGGACAGGCAAGTGCTGAGCGCGACTTCAAGAACAGCCTTGAGCTGCTGGAAACCTTCGACCGCGTGTTCATCTGCTTCGACGCTGAACCACAGGCGCAGGAACAGGCAGAGAGGTGCGCCAAGCTGCTCAAACCCGGCAAGGCGTTCATCGTTGAGCTAGAGCATAAGGACGCTTGCACGTATAGCTCCCGCAGCATGGAGCAAGAGTTCCTAGGCCATTTGAAGAATGCCAGCTGCTATACACCCAGCGGTATCAAGAATGCCGCATCAGACTTCGATGGTCTGTGGTCTGAACAGAACCTGCGGTCGATAGACTTCCCCTTCCCCGGTCTACAGCAGAAGACACTAGGTGTTAGGTCTAGGGAGATCGTAACATGGGCAGCAGGTACGGGCGTAGGTAAGTCAAGTCTGCTCAGGGAGCTTCAGCATCATTACCTTAAGGAAACGGACGTTAGCATAGGTATCATAGCCTTGGAGGAGTCCGTTGACCGCACCCGCAGAGGTATCTTGGCGGTTGAAGCAAGTGATAGACTACACCTGAACGAAGTATTCGAGAAGTATTCCAAAGAACAGATCAAAGAATACTTCGACACTACTTTAGGCACCGGAAGGGTGTTTATCTACGACCATTTTGGTAGCCTTGAGATGGAAGACCTGATAAACCGTGTACGGTACATGGTCGTTGGTCTAGATTGTAAGATCATTTTCATCGATCACTTGAGCATCTTGGTCAGTGGTCTGGATATCAACGACGAACGGAAAGCTATAGACCGTACCATGACGTTGCTCCGCCAGTTAACTGAGGAGACAGGCTGTGCGATACACTTGGTCACTCATCTGCGTAGGGCAAGCTCGGATCGTAGCCACGAAGAGGGCATGGAGGTCAACCTTGGACACCTTAGAGGATCGCATGGTATTGCACAGATCAGCGACACCGTGGTGAGCATGGAGAGGGACACGCAGAGTGACGATCCGATAGAGTGCAACACCACTACCCTGCGCGTACTGAAGTGTCGCTACACTGGTGACACAGGGGCATGTGACAAGCTGCTGTATGACAAATCGACGGGACGTTTGACAACATTCAAGGAGAGCTTCTAGTGGCCGCGCAGAATATTACATACACTCCCAAGACCAAGGTACGCAGACGGGGCAGAACCAGGCCTCTCAATTACCGCAAGAATGCGGGTAAACGTTCAGCATTTGCAGGACAGAAGAGCAAGAACAGGGGGCAGGGATGATACAAGTAGCTCTTATAAATCGCATGGGTGATGACCTGAGTGTGGTCAATGCTGCGCGGGTAAGCTTCGACAAGGTACACTTAGAAATGGAAACCGGCGATGAGAAGCTGATAAAATATTTGGCAGATCACAACCACTGGTCACCATTTGCCCACACCAGTTTGCAGTTCCACATCAGAGCGCCTATCTTCGTAGCCAGACAACTAGCCAAGCACCAAGTAGGCTTGGTCTGGAACGAAGTGAGCCGCAGGTATGTATCAGATGATCCTGATTTTTATATTCCTGAAGAGTGGCGTGGATCACCGGAAGATAAGAAGCAAGGTTCCTCTGACAAGATCATAGATATTAACAAGCACAACGTGATGAACGATCCTTACCAAGTGCTGCTTAAAAAATGCCTGTGGACGTACCAGCATCTGCTGGAGATTGGTGTGGCACCTGAGCAAGCACGCATGGTTCTCCCCCAGAGTGCGTACACAGAGTGGTACTGGACAGGATCGTTGTACGCATTCAGCCGTGTCTGTAAGTTAAGACAGGCGGACGATGCACAGGCAGAGACACGTCACGTTGCAGACCAGATATCAGAGCGGTGCAAGATAGATTTCCCTGTCAGCTGGAGACACTTGTGCGGGTAGTAATCTTGGACATAGAAACGGACGCCATAGACGCCACAATGATCCACTGTGTGGTCACCTTGGAAGACAAGGATATGCGCGTCTGGACCAGCCCCGTAGGCTTGTCTAGCTACCTAGAAGACGCTACCGTGGTTGCACATAATGGCCTAGGCTTCGACTATCCGGTGCTGGCTAAGCTTTGGGGCATACACCTGAAGTTTGATCAGATGGTGGACACCCTTGTTCTCTCCATGCTGGACAAACCTGATCGCGAAAAGGGACACAGCCTGAAGTCTTGGGGCATACGCCTTGGAGAACCTAAGCAAGACTTTGAAGATGACTTCAGCCGGTACACTCCCAAGATGTTGGAGTACTGCAAGCAGGACGTTGTGGTATGCAGTAAGGTACACCGCGTTCTGTCTGATCAGATGGTAGAGTTTAGTGAGCAATCTGTAAGAGACGAACACCGTATGCGTATAGTGGCAGATCGGGTTAGCAAAAATGGTTTCAAGCTGAACCTAGCTAAAGCCATAGAGTTGTACAACGGTATACAGATTGAGCAAGACAGTATCAGTACACGGTGCATAGAGATGTTCCCACCTATCGTAGAAGAACGGCATTCTTTGAAGACGGGAAAGCGCCTGAAGGATAAGGTAACAGAGTTTAATCCTGCCAGTAGGCAACAGATAGCAACCAGGCTAATAGAGCTAGGGTGGAAACCTACTGCTAGAACGCCCAGTGGCAAGCCAAAGGTAGACGAGAAGACATTGAAAGTCTGCAAGCTACCAGTGGCGCAGACATTAGCTAGATACTTTCTGCTACAGAAGCGTTCCGCATTGATCAAGGCGTGGATCAAGGCTTGTTCAGAACAAGGAAGGGTACACTGTAGGTATCGGACGTTAGGTGCTGTGACAAACCGCATGAGCTGCGTAAGTCCTAACTTGCAACAGGTTCCTGCGGTGCGCTCAGAGTACGGTACAGAGTGCAGGTCACTGTGGGAAGCTGGACAAGGCAAGGTGCTGCTAGACACCGACGCTGCGGGTCTTGAGCTACGTGTCTTGGCTCACTACATGAACGATTCAAAATTCACAACGGAGGTACTGGAAGGTGACGTACACACAGCTAATCAACAGATGGCTGGTCTGGAAAATAGAGCGCAAGCTAAGACGTTCATCTACGCGCTTCTCTATGGAGCGGGAGACGCAAAGATCGGGAGTGTCGTTAACGGATCGGCCAAGGACGGGGCGGAACTACGTCAAAGATTTATGGCGAATATGCCAGCGTATAAGCGGTTGTCTGAAGCGGTGATGCGTAAAGGCCAGAGCCAAGGTAAGCTACTGGCACTGGACGGCAGGGTTCTTAGAGTACGCTCAGCCCATGCATCACTGAACACATTGATCCAAGGTAGCTCTGCGGTACTGATGAAGAAGTGGTTCATGTACGTAGACTACCACCTGAGAAGGAGAAAATTAGATGCCAAGATCGTAGCAATGGTGCATGACGAATTAGTTTTAGAAACGTCAGATAAAGATGTTGATTCAGCTAAGGACTGTGTTATACTATCTATACGTCAAGTTAACAAAGCGTACAATTTAAGCTGTGAACTAGACTGCGATGTTCAAACTGGAAACAACTGGAGCGAGATACACTAATGGCTAACTCATTTACATACCTTGAAGGCACAATGTTTTTCCCTTTCATCTTCGACAAGATGGACAAGTTCGACCGCTACAGTGTGGCACTTGGTCTTGAAGGTGACCAGGTTAAGAACGCCAAGAACATTGGCCTTACTGTTAAGCAGGACGACGGCAAGATGGACGGTATGGCCTATGTCCAGCTTAAGAGTAACTATAAGCCCCAGCTGTTCGACGCAGAGGGCAACGACTATGGCGGTCCCACCATGCTCAGCAGCGGTAGCAAGGCCGTGGTAAAGGTCAGCCAGCGCCCCTATAACAACAGCTTTGGTACTGGTATTACCACCTTTATGAACGCTGTTAAGATCACTGACCCGGTGGAGTTTGTCCCAGAGGGCAAGGGGTTTGACGAGAAGCCAAAGGCTGGCGCGGTGGACGATCTGAACGACGACGTTCCGTTCTAAGTGGGAGCGCCCAAGTACGGGCATTGGGACACTAGTCTGGTAGGCAAATTCAATCCGAACGACCACTTTGGATTTGTCTACCAGATTACCCACAAAGAGTCCGGCAAGAGTTATATAGGTTGCAAGCACCTGTATAGATATAAGAAGACAAAGAGAACAACGGAGAGTAATTGGAAATACTACTGCTCAAGTTCTAAATACTTAGCACCGGACATAGAGAAGCTAGGCAAGAGAGCTTTCAATTTTGTTATACTTTTACTATGTAAAAACAAACGTGACCTGTACTACAACGAGATGAAGGTACAGGTTGATCTGGATGTTCTTGGAAGTGATGACTACTACAATAAGAACATTGGTGGTAGGAGGTTCTTCAGGCCTGTTGAGAGTTACACAGGCATGACTGGTATTAACCACTATAGCTACTTAGGCCCATTTACCATAACTTACGACAATGGTGTTGAGCATAGGATTGAGGACATGACTATCAAAGATTTTGCTGAGCTTCATGGGTATGACAAGAGTTGCATACAGAGAGTTGCACTGAAAGAACGTAAGTATCATAAAAACATAGTGAAGGTGGAACATGATAAAGACAAAAACGATTGACACACTGGTAGACGACATTTACGACTTGGTGTCTAACGGTAAGAAGAAACCAGACCAAGGGCTACTGTTTGAGCTAGGTGCTACTGTGATGGACTCCATGCGTAAACAGTTATGGGTCAGCCAAGCTGCACCTAATCCCAAGCTGCGTATGTCTAACATTGGCAAGCCGTGCAGCAGGGCATTGTGGTACGATATCAACGGCGATGACCAGGCTGAGAGCTTTACGCCACAGACCAAGCTCAAGTTCATTGTAGGTGACATTGTTGAAGCACTGTTGATCTACTTGGCTAAGGAAGCTGGACATTCTGTGACTGAGATGCAAGCTGAGATTGAGATAGACGACATCAAGGGACACATCGATTGCTTCATAGATGGCGAACTGGTCGATGTTAAGTCTGCCAGCGCATTCAGCATGAAGAAGTTCAAGAATGGTACGCTGCCTGACGACGATGCCTTTGGCTATATCAGTCAGATCAGCGGCTATGCCAACGCCTTTGGCAAGAAGAGCGGTACGTTCTTGGCCTTTGATAAATCAGGCGGAGAGCTAGCAACCTATACGCATCACGAAATTGAGGATACCAGTGCCAAGATTGCCAGCATCAAGCACGATGTTGCCCTGCCAGAGCCGCCTAAGAAACATTTTGATACGGTACTAGACAAGCAGTCTGGTCGCGCCAAGCTTGGTATCAATTGCTCATACTGTTCTCACAAGCAGACATGTTGGGGAGACGAACTGGAGACTAAGTTCCGCTCAGGTCGCCCGGTGTTCCTTGTTGGCAAGGAGAAAGTTAAACAGGAGGCACAAAGTGAACACGCTTTCTGAAGAACAGCTTCTGGATATTAGTCAAGCGTACAGTTGTGAAGAGATTGTAGATTTGCTGGACATAGACTCGCTGAAGCTGCTAGACTTATTGAGAGAAGAGCTAGCAGAGAACATTCATAAATTTAACTTAAGGCCGGTAGACTGCAATGACTTTTAAATCCAACGAGAACCCAATGTTCCGCTCCAAGTTTAGCGAGGATATATTCAAGCACAAGTATGCCCATGAAGGGTGCATGACTTGGCATGACTTAGCTAAGACTTTGGTAGACGATGTATGCGGTGACCTACTCACAAAGGAAGAAGTAGATACTCTTACAGAGATGGTACGAGAACTTAAGTTTATCCCCGGTGGTCGTTATCTGTACTACGCTGGTCGTCCTAACAAGTTCTTCAACAACTGCTACCTGTTGAAAGCAGAAGAGGACAGTCGTGAAGATTGGGCTAACCTTAGTTGGAAGTCCGAGTCTTGTCTGATGACAGGTGGTGGCATAGGTATTGATTATTCTATCTACCGTCCTGAAGGCTCTGGTCTTAGCAAGACAGGGGGATTGTCCAGCGGTCCTATCCCTAAGATGCAGATGATCAACGAAATTGGCCGCAGGGTTATGCAGGGTGGTTCTAGGCGGTCTGCCATCTATGCAAGCCTCAATTGGAAACACCGTGACATTGGTGCGTTCTTGTCGAGTAAGAACTGGTACGACATGGACGTTGGTCAGACAGGTTTCAACATAGGTCAGATTAAAGAGCAGGACTTTAACTACAATGCTCCCCTAGATATGACTAACGTTAGTGTCAATTATGACACTGAGTGGTTGCTCAATTACTGGAAGACGGGGGAGGTAGGCCATACGTTTATGACCAATGTCAGACAGGCATTGAAAACAGCAGAGCCTGGTTTTAGCTTTAACTTCTTCGACAAAGAAGATGAGACACTCCGTAACGCCTGTACTGAGGTGACCAGCGCTGACGATAGTGACGTGTGCAACCTTGGTTCTATCAACATGGGTCGCATCACTAGCCTTAAGGAGTTCTCTGAGGTAGTGGAGTTAGCTACCAAGTTCCTGATCTGCGGTACGATGAAAGCTAAGCTGCCTTATGATAAGGTGTATGAGACGCGAGAGAAGAACCGTAGGCTTGGTCTAGGTCTTATGGGTATGCACGAATGGCTTATCAAGAAGGGTCAGAAGTATGAAGTCAGCGATGAGCTGCACCAGTGGCTCTCAGTGTACAAAGGTGTCAGTGATAAGGTCAGTAGAGAAACAGCTGATCAATTCAGCATCACTCGCCCTGTTGCTAACCGGGCTATCGCTCCTACTGGCAGCATTGGTATCCTTGCTGGTACTTCTACTGGTGTTGAGCCTATCTTCGCTGTGTCGTACAAGCGTAGGTACCTTAAGGGCGGCAGCAAGTGGCACTACCAGTACGTGGTAGACAGTGCAGCGCAGGAGATCATTGACCTCTATGGTACCAATCCTGAGAACATTGAATCTGCCTTAGACTTAGCCAGTGATTATAAACGCAGGATGAGATTTCAAGCTGATGTACAAGACTATGTGGACATGTCTATCAGTAGCACGATCAATCTGCCTGAGTGGGGTAGCAAGCTTAACAATGAAGACACTGTTGAGGACTTTGCTAATACTCTTGCTAGTTATGCCCACAGGCTGCGAGGTTTCACCGTGTACCCTGACGGATGTAGAGGAGGACAACCACTTAGCAGTGTGCCTTATAGTGAGGCTGTAGACAAGCTGGGTGAGGAGTTTGAGGAAGGACTAGAGACACATGACATCTGTGACATCACGGGTCATGGCGGAAGTTGTGGGGTTTAAAAATGTACGGTAGTGTATTTAGGTCTGGCGAGGAGACAGGCACAGATGACTTTACCCCAGAGTTCTGTCAAGCTATAATTAAACTAGCAGATAACTTGACTGAACAAGAAGCCTTGGTCAATCACGGCAAGAAGATAGAACAAATTAGGAACAACTCTATGTTTGGCATAGACGATCCTAATTTTATGCAGACTGTCTTGTACAGTGTCTTGGCCGCAAACTTGCAGCAAGGTTGGAACTTTGATATCCAGGGTGTACAACCGCTCCAGC